TAGTAGTAGAACTAGGTACTGTATATAAGGTTTCAGCACTAGTACCTACCGTGTCTACTGAACTTCTTTTAAATGTATTTGCCATAATTTTATCCTAGTGCGATTGCCATTGCGACTGCGTCTCCCTCTGCATCGGCTTGGTTAGTCCATTTACTGGAACTTGCGTTATATTTAAGTACTTGCCCATCACTGACGGAAGATATAGTAGTGTCATCTAAAGCTGAAACTGTTCGAGTGGTTAGCTCTAAAATATTAGTGCTTGTATCACGAACGTACAGTTTCTTGTCCGCTAGATTAACGGCTATTTCTCCATTAGTAATATCTGATGTCGATGGAACGTTACCACTAGACGTAGTACGTTTTGGTTTGATTATATTTGCCATTTGGCGCTCCTTTATTTGCTATTTAGCTGAGCTTTGAGGGGTGTATATACACCCCTTTAATTTGAATTTTTAGAATGTACCACCATCTATAGTGTTAGTCCATTGAGGAGCTGTTGCTCCAGTATTCATTTGAAGAAACTGTCCTGCAGTTCCTTTGGCTAACTTAGAAATTGTAGTACCTGCACTTGCATACATTAAGTCACCTGCTGTAAAAGAGGCTAATCCTGTACCACCATATCCTACTGCAACTGTAGTACCTTGCCATACACCTGTAGCAATGGTGCCTAAAGTTGTAATGGTATTCTGACCTACATATGAAGTATGAATATCAATTGCATCTGCACTCACAGCAATTCTATTTGCAGTACCTACAACATCTAGTGTATTAGCACTTTTAGTTAAACCTGCACCTGCAGTAACTTGACCTGCACCCGAGAACTGTGCTACTCCTAAAAGAGTAGTACCTAAGTTAGCATCCCCATTGTGAGTAAATACATATCCATTTTCTGAATTTGTACCTTGCTCTACAAAAGTAAATGAGCCACCTGTAAGTTCTGAGTTAGAATCCGCGTCTGTAGCACGAGTTATAACCCATGCAGTAGAACCATCACCAACAGTAGTAACTGTATAAATACCATTTTGTTTAGTATCAGCCTGGTCTTTAACTAGAATTCTATCTCCAGCTGCTAAAGTAACACTTTGACCCATTCCCGCTGAATCATTAATTGCTCCGTTGCTACTTTTAGTCATTGTACCAGCACTATTGTTATAAGTATTGCCATCAAGTGCTGCAGTTGTACCAAGTACTACTGAGTCTTTAATATCAAGACCAGTTTTAACTGCGTCAACATATGACTTGTTAGCTGCATGGTGAGTGGCTGTTGGAGTAGCTACATTGATAATATTAGCGTTTGATGCGTCAATATCACCAGTACCGTGTGGGTCTAAAACAATATCGTTATTAGAAGCTGTTGTAGAAATAGTAGCATTAGCTACAGTTATATCATCTGCAACAAGTGTACCATCAAGAGTTACGTTCCTTAAAGTTGCAAGGTCTCTATTTGAATCTACAACCAAAGCTTTAGAAGCAGCAACAGTTCCAGCAGTAACACCATCAATTGTTTCTAATTCTGCTTCATTAATAGCAGCACTACCAATAGTAAATCCTGTTCCTGTTACAACACCTGTTGAAGTAATTGCTCCAGAGCCTATTGTACCAATTCCACTAATATTTGTACTTCCATCTAATATTACCGCTTTATTAGCTGCTGCAGTACCGTTAGTAACTCCATCTATCTTTTCTAAGTCTGTTTCATTCATACTAGCTGAACCAATAATAAATGAACCTGTTGCTGTAACATTTCCTGTTGAAGTAACATCTCCAACTGAAGTTATGTTACCAGCCAAAGTAACATTAGCACTAGAAAAAGTTGCTGCAGTAGTTGAGCCAGATTTTATGATTAAGTTAGAACCACTAGAAGTAAGAGTACCATATTGAGTACCACCGTCTAACAGTGCAATATCTCCGCCGTCAGCGTCTATTTTAATATCTCCTGGTGCGTCGAGTGTTACATCTGTTCCACCATTTAGTACAAAATCTAAGACAGTCGTACCGGCTGACTTCATAGTAATATTATTACCTGCAGCATCTAAGTTAATGTCTGCCGCTGCATCAAGTGTAATATCTGAACCTGAATCAATCTCAGTAATAATTGGGGTTGTTAAAGTTTTATTTGTTAAAGTATCTGTAGTATCTTTACCTACTAAAGTATCTGTAGCGTCTGGTAAAGTAAGAGTTCTGTCAGCTCCTAGTGCGGCTACACCTGCAAGAGTGATTTTATTTGTTCCATTAGCAGTGCCCTCAAGAAACTCAACAGTTCCTGCTGCTGAATTACTTGTACCAACTTTTAAAACATCTAATGCGTTAGTAGTATCTGTAATAAGTGCTGAACTAGCAGTTGCTGTACCATGTACATGGTCAAGCATGCTTGTAAAGTATTCACCACCAATAACCTCTATACCAGATGCATCACCAATTAGGAGTCTACCACCGTTGTTTGCTTGAGTACCCGAACCTTGAGTATGTGCTAATTCACCATTCGCTAGCGAACCTGGCAGGGCTGTTCCAGTACTTCTTTTGATTTGAATCGTATTTGCCATAATTAAAAATAACCTCCATTAAGGGTTACGTCAGCGTACTCTGTGGTACCTGAGTCCTCTGCTAGTTGTGCAGCAATAACGAGGTTTTCCCAAGTTGTATTCCTGTAAACTTTCAGTTGATTATTTGCTGTATCATACCATAAGTCCCCTTCTTCTAAATTAGCGTCACTAGAAGCGGGCGCCGTTGCCCCCGTGAACTTTTGGTCAGCAAGTTGATGCAAAGCATCTTGTATATTTGTTGCGTCAATATCAGTCCCTGCTACAGGGTTGATTGCAATTTGACTAGCATCTGCGATAGCTAGTGTATTGGTCGTTACGATAACTTGGTCTGTTGTTACTGTTATCTCGTTACCAGTTGTTTCTGTTACCGTTACTACTACACTCATGATGTTATTCCTGGAGAGATAGTTGCTCTCCCCTGGATTAGTCTAGTAACTACACCAGAACTATCTGTAATTTCTACATCATAAACGTACTCATGAGCAGCATCTAACGCTGCTGTTTGGGCTGCTGACAAGGATATAGTAAATATACCTTGATTTTGAATCACCCAAGCAGTAGTCATAGTAATAGGAGAAGTATCATAATAAGATTTACCAATTTTAGAAGCCGTAGTAAAGCCAGTTAAGTCTCTATCCACTCCAGCACTCTGGTCTACCTCTAACCTTAAACTCCAGGTAGAGCCTTGTTCGATACTTATATTATATGTTCCTGCAGCCATTTAAAATTCCTTAGTAAAAACCTTGCACATATCGGTAGTTACCCTTAATGCGCCTTGTACTTGTTAAAAGGTCTATTCCAATAAATTTTTAAGACCATTTCTTAATAAGTATATTATATCAAAAAAATACCAAAATGTCAAGAAGTAAATTTTTGGTGGATATTAAATATTAGTAACAGTAAAACCGTTAGTATCTATATCAGTTCCAGCACTACCTGCACTTCCAGCGCCACCTGAACCATCATTACCACTTCCGGCTGATCCATTACTTCCAGAGTTACCTACAGTACCTCCTGCTCCTCCTCCACCGGCTGTTGCCCAACCTCTACTACCGCCAGCTCTAGCTCCTTGACCTCCACTACCAGCTCCTGTTAAACTACCTGCTCCTCCGTTTGCTGATTGTTGCCCACAACCTGAACCGTTACATGTTCCATTACGAGCACCTCCATTTCCGTAGCTTTGGCCACCGCCGCCACCACCTCCTCCAGCGAAATCTTGGTCTGACCAGCGCTGGTCATCAATTGCACCACCACCGCCTCCTCCGCCGCCACCGCCGCCTTTGATTTGGTTATTATTGTCTAAGTTTATATTACATTCTACGTATAAAGCTGTACCCCCGGTACCTCCTGTTCCTCCTCCCCCTCCAGGACTTCCTCCAGAACCTCCAGTTCCTCCACACCCATAAATATAGCCATTATTAATAATGGTTAGTGTACCACCGTAACCTTGACCTGTTTTAAAAGCAGGAACACCAGTATTATCAGAATAAATATAAACTCCACTATTAATAGTTATTTCAACATCCATAAACTTATCTATACCAGCTAAGTTATCTAAGTCTACTTGATTTTGATTAGAAGTGAAAGTATAAGACCATACACTACGAAATGAGTCTCTCCAACTTCCGCCGTCTTTTACTTGAACTTTTTTAATTCTTTTCCAGTCCCCATCTTTCTTAACCCAAATAGCTGTTGGAGTTCTTATAGTTCCACTGTCTTTTACACTAATAGGCATGATATTTTAATATTGATACCAAACATCACCGTTACTTCCACCTGATGCGGCTGAAGTACTAACGGTTCTTGTACCATAACCATTAGCTGTTGTAGCGTCAGCTATATTAACTAATGTGGCTTGTTTAGTATTTAATTGTGTTGTGATGTCCGCTCCGACACCTGTTAAAGAAGCTCCACTACCTGTAAATTTGGTTGCTGTAACATTACCAGTACTAGGATTATAAGTAAACCCTGTATCTGTTTCTGCTCCTTGAGATCCTGTTGCTCCGTCTACAAATATAGGATAAACTGTTTCATTATTCGTATTATTAGCTGAAGCTGTAAAAGTAGCTGCATTACCTGATATGTCAGAACTTATTGTAGCAGGTAAACGAGCGTCTGCTACAGTTCCTGCATTAAGATTATCTGCATTTCTAAAAAAGGCTGCATCTTGAGTAGATGCTCCTAAGTAATTTGCTACTAATTCATTTTGTAGTGTATCATTATTTCTGGCAAGGTTATTAGCCCCTGCCGCGTTATTAGGGGCGCAACCCACTACTGTTGCTACATCTATTGCGTATTGACCTGATGCTACCAAGTCTCCCCAACTAGACGAGCCTCTAATTAACCATTTTTTATTGGTTCCGTCCCAGCGTATAGTCCCTTGTACGTGGTTACTAGCTAATTCTGTGTTATCATCATCATTGAATTGCCTAGCCACGTCTTCATCCCTTCTTCTAATATAAGTTATTATATCAGAATAAGTAGATGCTAACTTAGGGTCACTGGTAGATACCCAATCTGCTGCTGTATATGCCATAGTTGTTTAAACTCCTGTTGCTTGCCATGTAAATGAACCGTCTGCAAAATCTCCTGTTTGAGCATCCAAAAGGTACACTTTAAAGGTTGTAGGGTTAGCTACATCTGTAAAATCATAAATTGCGGTATTTTGTCTACCGTTGTTATTCCCACCTGAAATATATTTAGGGGATACAGTTATACTATTAACATCTTTAAAAGATTTATTAAAAGTTACTGTAGCTCCTGTTGCTCTGTTTGCCCATGTAATAGACACATCTTCAGTAGCCTGGTCCCTAACCGTTCCAAGTCCTAAAGATATTGATTGCTTACTAATTTCCTTAAAACCTTTATTAGTAGAGCCATCATAAGTTATTTTTACCTTTACATATCTAAAAGAATTAGCTAGTAAAGAGGTATTTCCTGCTGTTCCTGCTGTCCAACCAGTATGATTAGTAATATCTGCTACTTCAAAAACAGTCTCACTATTTGTATAGTATAAAGTTGGAGTAGAGGATACAGCTGCGACCTTATCTTCCGCAGTTGTAGTCAAAGTTATAGTAGCAGTATCTATTTCTGTTCCCATATCCCACTTTTGATAATAAGTGGCAGTTTGTTCAGGTTTTACAAAATAAGCGTATCCTGCTGTTACCTGTGCTTGAGGTGTTGCCCAACTGTTATTAACAAAGTGTTGTTGCCATGTTTCCGTAGTATTAATAGGTAATACTGCACTAGTATTACTTTCATCCTCAATATTTGTCCAAGAAGCTGCAGAACCTTCTATCCAGCTATGCCCATTATTTTCACAATCAGTTTCATTATTATACACTCCTCCACTACAATAACCCGCTGCTAGCGCACCAGTATTATACTTAGAATCAACTTCATTTAATACTTCAAAGTCTCTTGGTTCACTAACTTCTACTGATATGGATTGAGGAGTAGCATAATTACCTGCCAAGTCTTTAGTTCTTGCAAAATATTTATAAGTTCCAGAAGAGGTTTCAAAGAAAGAGTAAGTATTTGTATTTCCGACATTAGTAATATAAGTAGTAGTTGTTAAATAATCAGAAACTGTACAAGTTCCTGCTGCAGGACATCTATAAATATCATAAGATGTAATAGGCAAAGAAGTTGCTACGGGGTCTGCCCATCTAAGTATAACATTATTATCAATAACTTGTGCAGTCAAAGAACCTGCTGTAATCTGATTAGGATTTGTTACTGGAACTGATATTCCTACAGGTAAAGATATATTACCTATAGAATCATAAGCTACTAAATAAATAGACCTAGAACTTTCGCCCGACCCATTAGTCGGCCCCCAAGTTACTGGTGTAGAATACTTTGACGCAGTACCCGCTTTGGAGTTTCTCTCCCCTCTAGTAGACGTAAGTTTACTAGTAGTAGCATTCCAAGTAGGTAATTCCCAAAATATTCTAAAACTTGTAATAGGAGCAGTAGTAACTACTGGAAGAGTCCAGGTAACTTCTACAACTCCATTTGAAGATTTTGTAGAATAATCACTAATAGTTAACCCAGTAGGAGCGTTAGGACGAGTTACTGTAACATCTTCTATATCAGGTATATAATCACTTTCACCATTATTATACGCAATACCCCAATTTCCCGCCGAATCTACAGGAACTACCCAATATCTTCTAATATCACTAGAAGTACCAGTAGTTGACGAAATAGCTCCGTTAGAGTTAGCAATTGTTGGGCCCCATTCTACTTCTTGTTTAAACTCTGTAGTTCCTAATTCTGATAAATAAGGGCTTCCTCTATTTTCAAATGTTGGCGCTGTTGTTCCTGTTTTATAATCTTGATAAAAAATTTTATAATGTGATACAGGTAATTGAGAAGAAGTAATAGTAGGAGCTGTCCAAAAGACTCTCGCATCAACTTTAGTTCCTTCATCATTTTGAATAAATTGATGTGCAGCAGATAGTACAGTAGGAGGGTTTATTTGAATAGATTTTGAAATTTCATTTCCTGACTCATTCCCTGCTAAATCTAAAGCTTTTACAATAAAAGTTCTATAAGCTGTTGAATCCCCACTTTCTCCCGTACCCCAAGTTACTGGAAAAGTTAATGTATTTGCAGGGTTAAATACGCCCTCTGTTGTTCCATGCCCAGTTGCTACTGCTCCTGCCCAACTAGTACTAGTATTACCTGTTCTATATTTAACTTGATAACTTGCAATATCAAATAAACTATTAGCTGGTTTAGGCCAAGTTATAGTTAGCATACCATCCTCAATAGTATGGGATATAGTTTGTGAAGACCAAGTTGCTCCAGTTATTGATACTGTACGAGAAGTAGCATTAGTAGAGTATATTCCTGAAGTATCCACTGCTTTTATAAGAAATGTCATACTACCCAAAGGCATACTATCTGCAGTATATAACCAATTATTTGCTTTACCTCTAAATACTTCTGTGTTATTAGACAATGTAGTTTCCCAGCTGCCTCCCCCTGGAGCTTTTTGAATTACATACTCTTTGAAGTCTACATCTGTTATTTCTGGCCAACTAAAATATATAGCATTTGCACTGGGTCTAATTACTGGAAGATTGAAAACTACATCTGAAGGTGGAGCTACCTTACCTAGTATTGTAGCTGATTTAGTAGCAAATCTAGAAAATATGTTAGCCATTAGTAGATTCTCCTAGTTTTTACTCGAAACTCTAAGTTTCCTGCAGGTGCGTCCTCAATAACCATACTTGTAGCAGTTGTTTCCCCTAAAGAGAACCAATTAGATACTGGGTCAGTTCTCCTCCATTCAACATAATAACTAGCAGTATAAGGATATAAAGTTGTAGTTCCTGCAATTACAGGAGCTGTCCAACTAAACGTTGCTCTATTTTTAAGGGTATTCCTAGAATCTAAATATAATTCTTCATCTATTGCTAAATTATCGGGTTCTGGAACTTTTTCTTCTGGGTCAGGTAAAATACTAGTAGACTTAGCTGAAAAAGCTATATTTTCTTCAATTAAATTATACTTTGCAACATGGTATTTTAAAGCACTTATTTCAACTATATTTGACTCAGCTTCCCTCAAGGATAAAACTCTAAAGTCTTGGGCTTCTACATTGCCCATTTCTTCTAAAATCCACATATATTCCGTAGTAGGAGTATTTGTAAAACTGTCATCAAAAGTTATTTCAGTAACATCTGCAGAAGCATAGTCCCAAGTTCCATCCTCAGAAATAGGTCTAGATTCTACCCAAGTAAAAGGTTTCCATTCATTATCTATATGTGCATTAAGACATGTTTCCTGTGTAGTTTCTGATTGCTTTATACCATTACGCACACAAGCTGCTTCCGCATTAATTAAAGAAAGATTATAAGTAGGTCCCGCCGTCCAAGTTGCAGAATTAGCTTCACAAGTAGCTTTAGTAGTATAAGAATTATTACTACAAGTTCCCCCTGTTAATGCTGTAGCATTATCTAATTTAATAAGACTACTTGTACTATTAGAAGCTACTCTTCCCCCATACCTAACTCCTGCTCTAGAAGGGTCTGCTATTTTTATTAAGTCTCCAGGACGAACTCCTGCTCCCTCCATTCCTGTTTTAAAAGTTACAGTTTCAGTTTCATGTTTTTCAGTATATAGTATCCATTTACCTATTCTACGCGCCTGGGACTGTGAAGTACAACCTACAGCTCTAACATTAGTAGAAAATATTTGGTTATTAGCCGCTACAATTCCTGCGGCATCTTCAACATATTCCACATTTTGTTTATATAAATCTTCTGGGTTATTCCAAGTAACTAAAGCTACATTATGTCTTTGTTTACGAGAGGTTCCTTCATAGCTAAATAACCCATCAATTACATTAGCTTCACTAAAATTCATTATAGGGTCTTTTGGAGCATCCTGAACTGGAGTTATCATTCCTTCTTGCCAGTATAACATACCACGAAAAATTGAAGCTATATCACTAACAATTTTATAAGCTTCTTCAGCAGATTGTAAGTATAAATTACAAGTAAATCTTGCTTCTTTATTCCCCCAACCATCATCAACTCCTTCAAAATTTCCTTGGTTATTTACTGCATCACAATATTTTGCTATATCATATAATGCCCACTTATCTATTTGACTAGAAGAAAGCCAGTTTCCTAGCCCATATCTATTTTCAGTACATAAATCATAGAGTATCCAAGCAGGATTGCATGTCCATTCAGTATCAAAGGTACCGTCCCAAGTACCATTATATAAGGTAGTACCAACTTGAGTACCTGTCCAAGTACCCCCTGCTGCCTCACAAGTGTCCTTCCGTCTATACCCACCTAAGGAACAGTGCCCTGGGTCATAAGAAGTATAATTACTAGGAACTTTTACTTTTACTCCTTTTATTTCGTAACCTCTGGTTGGTACACTATTAAATTGTCTAGAGTCTATTTGAGTCGCAATAAGAGCGCTATTCGGGTAAGTTAACCTATTATCAATTATTTGTGTGTAGGAACCCCAATATAACTCGTTAGTTATTTTAGAGCTAGAAGGGTCACTAGTAGTTCTTTCTACCTTTATAGATATAGTAGTAAACCCCGAAGATTTCCATGCTGCAGGGATATCTAACCTATAAGCTCTTTCATACTTAGTAGTAGTTTTTCCCGAAATACTATGGGATTTTGCTAAGTACCAACTTCCTGAACTGTTTTTATCTAAGTATATTTTATAACTTACAGAAGAACCATGTATGTCTCCGTTATCTGCATCTACTTCTGTTAATGCATTAACGTACAGAGTTACCCTAACTGCATCTACTGTAGTAGAATTAAAAGTACGTACTATAGGACCGGGAGACCCATTCTTTACCTGAGTCTCAACTGAAGTAGTTGATTCAGTGCCATGAAACCCTGGTATAGAAGTTTGCGAGTTTGTTCCTTCTCTAGAAGTATAACTAAAATCATCAAAATTGTAAGTTCCGCTAGCATCCTGTAAAGGAGTATTATCTAAATAAATGGATTTAGCTCCATTAATTAAACCAACAACTTCTCCCTCAGATACTAAATCAATTATTCTAGCTTTAGAAACTGAAAATAGAGTATCGTCGTCTTCTATAGGTGATCTGCTTCCGCCACCGCCTTTACCGCCGCCGCCTCCACCGCCGCCGCCTCCAGAACCTCTAATCCATTCACTTTCACTCATTAGTAATCTTCCGCATTCATTCCTGAACTAATTACAGCCCCACCGACCATAAGTTGTCCGTAACATAAAGGAATTGCCACACCTTGTTGAGTAGTATTTACTACACCACCAAAACTATAGTTTGACTTTTCTTCTGCATCGGGTTTTGGAGTAGGAGCCAATAGTTGAGCTATACCTCCTAACATTAATCCAAATCCTAATTTCATAGCCATACCTGAAGTAGCTGCTCCTAGGCTCCCTAAAGCTGCTCCAGTTGTAGCACTTACCGCTGTGGCACCTCCATGTAATACTGCTCCTGTTGTTCCTACAGCTCCCGCTGAACCAGCAATAGTAGTCGCTAGCCAAGGTGCTGCTACCATTAAGCCTACACCAAGTATTACCTTACCTAAACCACCTTTCTTTGCCCCAAGTACAACAGGTACAATTTTTACCTCTTGTCTACCTGAGGGGTTATAAATCTCTTCTTCTTTTTCTAAGTAGGTCTTACCAACCATTACTTTATATCCCATGCCTCTTTCATGAGATGAGCAAACAAATTGTCTAAAACCAGGGTTATTTGCTGCTAAAGCCTGCATAGCTTCTGAAGGCGAATTGATATCTAAAGACCAATCTCTCCCGTATTTTTGTGCTAATTCCCCGTAAAGGGTTACTTTCTTTAACATAATGATTTGTGCCTTAAATGATGGGTAGTATGCTTACGCCAGTACCCTCCGTATAGTTCTCTATTTGATAACCTACCATGAACATGATGAAGAATTTTGTCGTCTCCGATGAAAAGTGCCGCATGGTTAGGCACAGGTGAAACTAATTTTATCAAAAATATATCATATTTTCGTATATCTGTTTCATCTTTTATCTGGACAAAACCTTGCTCTTCATAGTTATCTAAGTATCTATTCTCTCCTTTTAACCACCACTCGTCTTTACCCGAAATACATTCAAAATTTATATTTTTTTCTTTTTTATAAAAATCTCGTATCAAAGTACAGCAATCTAAAATTCCATAATGAAAATGTCTTCCTACATAAGGTGCTTCATATCCATTTGGCTCCCAACTAAATAATTTGTTACCTGGCCAACTTAGTATATACCAAGGTTTTTGAGACGTTTCACACGCTACTTTATCTGCTTCTGAAGGGTAACAATCTTCATGTGGATGAGAATGACAAATACCAATAATTTCCCCAGTATCCTCTGCATCTGCATAACTAACTGGGTCCAGTATAAATTGTTCTTCTGCTGATTCAGCTAAATTTTTTGCTCGAAAATACCGTTCTTTTCCTTTGGAAGTTACTATAAGTAGTCCACATGCTTCTCTTGGAAATTCTTCTTCGGTATGTTTTCTAAATTCCTCTAATGTTTCCGACTTCATCGGAATTAGCCCATTTTCATTCCTGCACCTGGAAATCCCCCGAAAGGAACTTCTTGAGGCTCTGGAAATCTAAGTTCACAAGCTGTAAAAGTTTTTGCACATACATCTAATGCGGCGTTATTAGTAGATACATTAGCTTCTGTCCAATAGTTACTCCCACTATACCCACACTCTGTTCCTTTATAAACCCACGGACATGTATTAGCAATTACTGACCTACCAGGCAATTTGACCCCTTGTACATCATGGGCTGCCGTAAGTTCAAATTCTATGTGCGTTTTAGTTTCTAAAGCTTTTCTATCAATATACCATATTTCTTCTGCAAAATATGCAGTATCATCTGCTAAAGCACTCGCATACCATATGCCAGGTGTCCAAGTACCAGAATTAGATTCACAAGTTGATTGAGTAGTATAAGCAGTGTTACTACAAGTACCACAAGTGGTAGATGTGTAAGTTGTCCACGTTCCTGCAGAACCATTTTTTGTTGCATCTAAACAATCTGCTTTACTTAAACTGTAAGGGGTACCTCCGGATTCTCCTGTACATTTTCCACCTGCTGGGTAGCCTCCTATATAACAATATGCATCTAAGTATTTAGCAAAAGTTCTTTTTCTAGTGACTTTTGAGCCAACTAGATCATCATAACTGGAAAGAACTCCTGATAAAAGAGTGGTAATATTAGCTACTGTTAATTTCGGTCTAGGAATTGCTCCTTTTCCTGTAAATTCAAAACCATCTGCTTCTATCGGAAAGGAAGAATACCTATTTCCTTGCCACACTATTTCTTGGTAATTTTCATTAATACCAGAATGCCACCTAAAAATAGGTTCTGTAGAAGGAGCTGTACCTGTAGACATATCTAGTTCAAATAAATCAACTAAATCTCCAGGCTCTAGCTTATTAATATCGCTTATAATCTTGTCTGCCATTATGGTTCAAATACTCTAACGAAAGTTGCGTTTATATCTTTATATCCCAGTACAGGAGTAGTTACATTCCATTGATTACAAATATACTTCTTGTATGGGTATATAGTGTAAGTTTCTTGGTTTGCCATAATATCTCCACTTAAAGATAAAGTAGTAGCACTATCAATTGCTGTAACAGTAGCCGTATTAGAGGAAGAATCAGTAACCGTAGTATTCAAGTACCTATTAGTAAAGTATTGGGTAGTATCTATAAGCTTATTAGTTGTAGCACTAGTAGTAGTACTAGAAATCTCTGTGTCTGGAGGGTACCAATCAAATGCTGTTACGCCTGCTTGGTCTTCCAGAAATTTTATTATCTTATTAGCATCTGCATTACTTCTACTATTCCAAGTTAGCCTCCAACTTTCTGGTAAATTATTAATACCAGCAGCTACTCTTTGTTCATATCCATCCCCATATTTGGCTGTAAGTACTCTAGGAGCTTGATCTGTTGAGAGCCCTCTATCTGGTATTATATTTACATCTGTATTAAAATTTGCCATAACTATTAAACGCTACTAAGTAGCCCTCCTGGTCTTTGCTGGTCTACTAATTCTGACTGTACTGCTTGAGAAATTAGATAACCCAATTCTTTAGCTCCTGCTCCAGTTGATTCTGTTACCCCCGATTGTCCGTTAGCGTCTACTGATACATTTACTGTAACATTATTACCTGTTCCGCCTTTAACAGGAATAGCTCTTCCATCAGGTAATGGAACTACTGCTTCATTATATTTACCTTCTCCCACCATTCCTAAAGTAGGTCTATTAGCTATTCCTCCATTTGCGAACGCTCTAAAACCTCCAGAAGCTATTCCACCACTACCAAAAGGTAAAAAGGATTGAAGTATCATTCCTAATATTTGAGAGCTAGCTGAATTATTTCCAGTCCAATTATTAAACTTGTTCTGACCTGGGCCTTTATTAAATATAGAAGGAGAACCAAGTATAGAATTAGTAATAACACCCCCAAGTTTCTTTCCTCCGTCCATTACTCCTAAAGCATTCATAAATCCTCCGAGGGTTCCGCTCTCACTAGTATTGTGTTCTATATTTACAAGACTAGTCGAAGTACCTGTAGTGAGTTCCTCTAAGGATTTCTGTCCTTCAAGTAATAAGTTTAAATTAGTATTAACACCCTTGCCAATTTCCTCATTACCAGCGGGGCCTAACCAAGTATTACCAAATAAAAGTTCTGCTCTACCTTCCCCTCTTAAAGTCTCCTCCATAGATCCTGGGCCTTTTGAAGTAGTTTTGCCCCAAGCTGGACCTATTAAATGCATTTCCAACATTTCATTGGTCTTTTTTTGTTGTGCTAATTGTGCCTCTGCTACCGCAATCATGAGTCCCTTAGCTTCTGCTGCTAATACTCCTGATTCTATTGCTGCTGCAACTTCTGATACCTCTGCTACCTTATTTCTTCCTGATAAATTTCCTCTTGCACGATGGGTACCACTTCCTTGATCAAAACCAAAGGCTCTCCATATACTATCTACCCCGGACTCGTTAGTTGCTCCAGAACCTATACGCCAACCTCCGCCAAAAAGGGGAGAAGTTAAAGCTCCTTCTACACCTGGCTCATTAACACCAGCATTCCAATTAAGCCCATAATTTCCTGCTGTACTTGGAATTTCTGTTTGAGTATAAGGACTAAACCCTAGTATCTTTACTCCTCTCTCCCACAAGTTCTTTAAATAATTAGTTCTTTCTTGTGCCATTTCTAACTCAGATTTTGGAAATAAAGTATTTGTCCAATCCTCACCCAACATTGGTCTTAACATATTTGCTAAAAACCCTTTATTACCAAATACTGCTTTTTGTGCCATGTCCCCTATCAGTTTAGAACCAGCACTTGCGAAACCTTGAGCTAAAGTAGTTCGAAACTTAGACATATCAAAGCCTTTATTCATAAATATATCGTTAAAAGCACCAGAAACTGCAGAACCAAAAGAATTAGCAATTGTATTCATTGCTGCCCCAAATGTTGCGGCTCTTTCCTTCCAAATAGCATCTCGTAAATCTTCCTGAGCTTTTAAATACTTAGTTTCTAAAAGGTGTCTTTCTGCAATAACATATGCTTCATTAGATAAATTTTCTGCTCTAAGCTTTTCTACTTCAAACGCTAAAGATACCACACCTGGCATACTTCTAAGTTCTGGGAATTGACTAAATAGAGCTCCTGTACGCTTTTGTTTATAGTTACCAGTTCCAATTCCTTTAGCAACTGAACTTCCCATTAATTCATTTCTTAATCCCGCGTCTTTTACTCCAGCAAAAGAACTGTATTGCAAAGCCAAATCTTGAGCTGCATCCATCCTAGCTCTTTGCCCATCTAAAGCATTATTATAATCGTAAGTAAAATTAGCAAGTGCTATAGTTCTATTTATAGTTTTATCTAAAGAAGTTATATACTTATTTATTCGTTTAGTTCTTTCATCAAAAATTTTGTTATCTATTCTCCAAGCTAATATACCTTCTGCTTCACCGTCTGCTCGGGTAGCTTCTTCTAACTCCCACATAGCAGTAGTTGTAGCAGTTAAAGAATCTCTATATTTCAACTGGGTTACGTGTATAGCCTCTGTTGCTGCAATTTTATCTTTTGTAAGCTGAATCTCCCTTAAAGCACTAGCTTCTAGTCCTTCTAGTTCTCCGCCTTTATCAAAAGCTTTATTCTTTTTATTAAGTTTATATAATTCTTCCTTTTGATAAAGTTCTTCTGCTAAAACTAGTCTTTGTAATTGTGCCTGCTTCTGAAGAGTAGAGTTACCTACTTTCTTTAATTTATTAAGTTCTGCTTGGTGACCAGCAACTTTCTCAGCTGAGGCTGCCCAGGCTAGATTATTCTTTATAGCGTCAACACCCGTAATCATCATAAAGGCTTTCGCAGGGTCACTCCCTAAAATTTTCATTAAAATATTTGCATTTGCATCTGTATCCCCTCCCTCAGCTTGGAAAGCATTTACAGCTTTTTGAAGATGCTTATTTGCATAGTTTGACTTAAATAATCCTGCTTGATTTATTTGCTGTAATGCTGCAGTATTGGTTATATTTCCCGACCCCCACTGCCCTACAATATTTTTTTGACTTTTAGCCATATCATACCAAGGAGTTTTCTTTACTAAACTTTCTAGTATATTTTTAAAATCTTTACTATACTTTGTTAAAGTTTCTCCGAAATCTTTTATAGATAAATTTGTAAGAGCAAATTCGTCCCTCATTAATTCTACTTGCTCTAGAAGTTTTTGACGCATTTCTTCATCTTCAGCAAACACTAAAGAGAATCTTTCTAATCTTTTTTCAAAGTTCATCGCCTGCTCACTATACAGATAATTCTGATCTGCTGCAACTCCTAATTTACCAGGGTCTCCTAGCAATTTTGCTATACCTTCTTTATCCATTAATTCCAACATAAAAGCTCCACCACCCATTCCAACAATAGATTTTACAACATTTTCCACATTTTGAACCATAGAATCCTTTATCCCTTTACCAAAAGCAGATTTAAACCCATCAATAAGTTTATCCCAAAAACCCATCTTCTCTACATCTACTGCTAGTTTTTGAAAGGCCGTTTTAGTAGAATTATAGATTTGATCAGATACATTTGCAGCAAACTCTGCAGATTTTAAAGTTTGTTGTAAGCTTTCACTTGTTCCATCTAAAGTTATTAAAGCGTCTTTTTGGCGTATAGTATCTAGAACTCCTTTTAACTCGGTATTTAGTGTTTTTGAAGCTTCGGCTGCTCTAGCAAAGGGAGTATCAAAGTCATGAAAAATACCTATAATAGATTTTGCTATACTTAAAAATATAGTAATACCAAAAAATGCACTCATCAGTTTTCCAGCCATTACTGTGAGAAACTTTAAGGCTCCTGAAAGTACTCCTACTGCAAGACTAGCCTTTTTTACTGCTCTTTCATACTTAGAAATCTTATTTTTTGCATTATCAGTTGCTCTCCCTGCTTCTCTCCATTGCCTTTTAAGTATTTTTAAAGATAATATAGTACCTCTAAATACCCCATGTTTTTGTATAGCAGCTCCTACAGTTCTCCAAGCTTGTATTTGAGTAGCCGCAAATATTGAAGCTGATTTCTTCATAGTAAGAAAAGCTCTATTAACTTTACTAGCTGCGCCTGCAACATTGTGTAATCCTAAAGCTCCCTTTCTTATTTCTATATTAAGTTTTTTGAAAGCTTTTTCTTTCTTTACTAATTCTGCTTCAGAAATACCTTTTAATCCCCCAAAGGTTACTACTCCTCCCTGTAAACTACCTCTAGCTTGTTGTAAAGTAGCTCGAGTACTCGCTATAGGGTTTCTACCAAAAGCTGCTCCCCTTGCAGCTTCAGGTAGTATACCTCTAGCAGTGGAAGCAATCTCGGCTTGAGACATTGCGCCTCTGAATTTGCCCATACGTTTTTCAATCTTAGCAATATTTGTAGACATCTTTGCTGGTAGAGCTGCCATTTTATTTCCAAATTGTGTAAATGCAGGAAATATTTTACCTACTAAACTTTTTGCTATCATTGCCATTAGTACAATAATTAAAGACTTAGATTCAGATAGGAATTTCATAATAGGACCAACTACATCAACCAGTTTAGCACTCATAGTATTTATTAAATCCATAACTGTAGAAGATAGTTGTTGAAAATAATTAGGAGGTAATTTATCTGCAATTCCTCCAAATTTATCCTCTAACTGTCCCATAATAGCAGTATTTCGTGCCATTAGTTTTTCACTTTCCGTCAATTCGGCAGTTGATTTATTCACTGATTCAGCATAATCTTTATAAACTTTGTCTAGTCGAATAATAACACCAATTTCGTCAAGTATTTCTGGTTCAGCCTTAACAATACCACGAGTCAAACGATCCATAGTATCAGTCATAGAACGACCCAAAGCAGTAGAGGAATCTACCGCTGCTTTAGTCATTTTTACAATTTGTCCAGTACCTAACCCAGCTGTTGTAGCTAAAGCTACACTGGTGGAAGCTTCTTTGAAGTCTAACATGAATTTAGAAGCTTTTTGAACTTGTTTCGCGATATTCCCCATATCTTTACCGGTCATTTTAGCATATTCTTGCTGACCTTTTATTAATAGAGAAAAGTTGGCTGCTCGTGATAGAGCGTTGAATGCGGCAGTTAGGGCGAATACCCTTGCTGCGACTTCTGCATAAGCAGGAACCAAGATACCTTGCATACCTTGAGCTTGTTTAGAAAAGTTTTTAGAAGAATTAGAAGATTGCCTAGAAAGCCCCTTCATATTACGGTCATACTCTCTAGAACTCTTGGAAGCTTTTTGAGTAGACTTATTTAAGGCATCAATCTTCTTTTTAGTTTGTTTGAGGTTACCTTTATCATCTACCTCAATTACAATTTTTTTCTTTACATCAGCCATTTATTGGTTTCCTGTAGTCGGTTTTATCTTGTCTTTTTTATTAACGCTTTCCATATATTTAGCGTCAATAATTTTAACTATTTTTAATACTTCTTTTTGGTCTTCAATTTCAAGAATATCCATAATTTCTCGAATACCCGACATCTGCTTACCAAAATAAGAACCACTCATGCCGTCCCATTGGTCAGTTAAGTAATTCCAAACCAAAAAAGCAAATTGAATGGTTAATGGGAAATTTGCTGAGTCTCCCATGTCTTTATCTAATTCAGACCAGTCGACTTCTATACCGTTCTCCTCCATCTGAATCATCATTTCTATACGCTTTTTACGGCTAATACCTGTACCAACGCCTCGAAAATATTCTTCTATACGGTCTGTCCAGTACTCTAACTGGTCGTCGTAAAATTTGCTAAATCACCTACTGTATCTGTAAGCCACGCATCAAAATCATTAGAATTCTCCATTAAAATTCGAGCATTTTCTAAACTATAGGGTAGAGTTGCTTCCATATCAGTCAATTTATCCTCATCTATAGGGATAATTTGAGCTAAATATTTCATTTTTAATCCTGACCATCCTTTGATGACTGCTTTACAATATTCTTTGAGGAAGATTTCTTCGTTTAAATCTTCTTCAGGCTGTCTAGTTCTACGATTAATTTTTGTAGATACTGCCTTTTTACGAAGTTTTAGCATTTCCTCTCTTGCTAAATAAGTTACATTAACCTTAAACCCATCATAACCAGGAAAGTCAATAGTAGCTGTCTTACTTGGAGTTAGTAAATCAGATAAATTCTGAAATGACGCTCCACTCGGGGTAGTTGTTTCTGTCATAATAATATTACCTTTTGTTATAAAATTTAAAAAATAGCGGGGTACATGAGA